GTAACAGCGCGAACAGGAGCGGTGCCGAAATTGTGCGTTGCCGTCAGGAGTTCAGCCATGAACGATGTGCACATCGATTGAGTATTTGCCATTTTAGTCCTCTACTTAAAAAGATGCGGCAACAGGCACGCCGCTTACATCGTACTTTTTCAACACCATGTCAACAGAACGATGAACAAGTTCGCCGTCCAACCAATATTCTACCCAAGTGGTAGTTTCATTTTCTGTATCTACTACACCTTCTTTTTTCTCCAAAAGGGAGCTATCCATTTCGCCTTTGGTTGTGCTAATTAACATGTAATCTCCTATGGGAACCGAATTAGTGCAGTTGTTGCCGTATTTACCGGCATTGTAATAGTGAAGTTAGTCATCGTTTTGTCTGAGCCAAAATCTAATACCGCTACAGACGCGTTGCTTCTTGTTACATTATATATAAGAGCGCCTCTCGCAGTAAGCTGCGAATTAGGCCATACCGCGTTAGCAAAATTTACAAACACCACGCCGTCTGTTGAAGTTCCAATTGTCACTCCAGTTAACGCTATGCCACCGGCTGTGTACCCTGTACCTGTAATCTCATTGACCGTTGTATACACCGTTGTGTTTGCGCCAATAGATGAGAACGCCGTATACAACGCTATTTTCAACGAGTCCGTTGCCAAGTTCTGCCCAGCCTGAATCATCTGCTGTTTGAAACTTGTGGTTAACCCCTGTTCGATAGCCATTACGGATTAACCTTAATTCTTGCTTGGCCATCACGGTACGCATCACCACGATCAAGACCTGTGCCCAGACGATTAAGCTGACCAAGGGCTTCTTTAAATTTGTTTTCGTAGTACGTCATCATGTCCTGCTCGCCCTTCATAAAGATGTAGGCTTCGACTAACGCGCCATACAAAAGTACTGGCGAATAATTATCGCCCAGCCATGAAGAACCGTCAGCATTAATCAGTGTTTGAACAGGAACAGAGAAGCCCGAACCCGCACCAAGCACCGTTGTGCTAGCAGTTAACGAATCCCCAACCGTATAAAAGGAGCCGCCACTACGCAAAGTCACTGCCGTAATTGAACCGCCCGAGACAATAATATCTGCTGACGCACCAGAACCTGTACCACCTGTTAACGGCACACGATAGTAGCTGCCATTGGTATACCCTGATCCGCCAACAATACTACCCAAAAGACGAATAATGCCTTGGACAATTGATACGGGGTAGTAGTAATAGTGCAATTCAATACTGTACCGAGAATCAGGGGTAGGAGCCATCATAAAACTTAACTCGTTAGTGGCTCCCCTGTTTAATACTTCTGGGCCAAACAAAGCGTAGTACTTAGGAACACCTGTGTCTGTCGGGCTAGGGTACGCAGCCCTTAAGAAGTTAACATCTTTGTTCAGCAGGTATTCATAGCTACCAGTTGCATCAATTACCGCCATTGAAAATACCGACAAGAAGTCGGTAGGGCAACTAAGATAAGGGCTGTTAGGCTGAGAAGTACCAGTGACGTTTCTGCGCAGTGGCGGTATCTGAACGGTGTTATATATCCGCTCTTCTGCCTGAGTGACAAAGACAGGGATATTCGCTACGAAATCAGTCTCGTAGTTCTGAGTGTAATCCTGTATCGTCTGCCAGAGTTCTGCGTAGTTCATTGTAAACTTATTCCTAGCCTACTGTTAACTTAAGCCATCGGGCCGCGAGCCATCAAACCTTTAGTAGCCGCGCCTGTACCGCGAATCTTAATGCCGGTTGTTTTTGTGTTGTCTGCCGCTGGGTCACCTGCGCTTACGCGGTATGTGCCGTGCACGCGTGGATTCATATCTTTAGCTGCTAGCGTGTTTGGGTCTTTACCTTCGTACTGCGCTTTAACTTGGCTTTCAACTGAAATTTTTTCGCCCTTCATAGTATGAGGAGCGGCGTACACAGCCGCTTGGCCCACTTCTTTGCCGCCTTGCTTTTGAGAAAATTTAGCCATGCTGTGCTCCTTAGCCTGTCTTTTGGTTAGCTGCGCGAGACATGCCACGACCCAGACGCATACGGTCTTCAGAAGTCGGGCCACCTTTTTTCAAAGCAAGCTTCGTTTTTTTGCCGCCGTGCTGTTGAGCATCGTGCTGACCCATAGCTTTTTTGAGCATAGCTTTATCTTGCTTCTTGTCCATCTTCATATCTGCTTTAGCATCACTGTGTTTCATGATTTACTCCTATTGAATTGTTACGGTGCCAATTTGTGGTGCGGATGTTAAATAGTTTGGCGTTAATCCAGCATCGTCTGCGCTTGCTCCACCTACTGGGTACCACCCCCACTGAAACACCCGACTACCGCCACTAGGATCGCCGTTTGATTCTTCGGACGAACTAGGTATATTAGTAATTTGTAAACCCGTATAACCCGCTTGATAATAGCTCAAATCAGGCCGTGGATCACGAATACCTTGCGGATCGTCTACTGGATACATGCCCAAAGACAACTGTGGATGATCTGGATCCCAACATGTCGGACAAACCAAGAGATTGTATGTCTTGGTCTTAATAACTTCTTTCTTTAATTGCGTCAGTTTGTACCGCATCCCACAACGGTCACATTCGGCAATTGCATTTTTGCCAGATGCAAACCTATTACCCATTATATTCCGCCCCCTATGAACATCTGACGCGGCACAAATCTAACCGCCGCTCTATCCTGATCTTCATTGGCTGCGTTCTGCCAAGATTCATCGTATTGCTGTTTAAGGATGTCCAACCGCGACATGCCTTCTGGAATCTTTAATGCTACGTAGTACGCCAAGCCGGCAACCAAACATGGCACAAACCTAAACGGCACATCCATTGTCTTGGTGCCACCTGCGCCTGCATCTTGAATACGGCGCATGCGCCAGTAAACGAACTGATACGTATTAGCTGAATCCGGCGTAGGCCAGACTGTAATGCTTTGTTTCTGAACGTACTGAATTGCTGCGCCAGTAGCGTGGGTTGCGGCTGTTGTACCGTCTTGCGCCCGAACGCAATTTAAAAGGTACGCTGGGGCTGTCCCAGTAGCTGCTTGCACTTCGTTAAAAACAATTAACTCTGCCCCGATTTGCACAAACCCTGCATTAGGAACGCCTACCAAACTTGTAATAGGAATACTTGTTGCTGTTGCCGATATCGTGCTTTGTACTGTTCCTGCCAACGTAGACGAACCACCTGTTAAACGCTGTACCCAAACCTGAATAGGACGGCCTTCAGCTAATTTGTTTGGGATTGTGGCGTAGGTTGAGACGCTAATACGCGTAATCGTTAAATCAGCTTGGTTGCTCGGGCTGTTGGCATTAGTACGAATAACATGATCGAGCAAATCAACAGTATCGTCAGGTAGTGCATAAGTTGGTTGCCCCTGTACTAAAGTAATGACGTTCTGCTCAAACGTCCACATATTCACGCCACGATTAGCCCAATCCGCAAACAACAAATTCATCGACCTACGGGCTGTCTTTAAGTCATATCCGGTACGCAACTGCCCCCCAGCACGTTCGAAAGCTTCTTCTACGTACTCGTTAAGGTCAAGACTAAATGTTGCTGAACCGGATGTTGTCATTTTTAGGCTCTTGTTTTACCACGAATGCAGCACCCATCAGCACGGGCTGAAGCGGATTTAACCGCACCACCTTTTTTTAACTCAGAAAACGCAGCTGCTTTACGATCTGCGGTTGAACGCGGTTTTTCTTTGTTTGAAGTTGGGCGAACAGAACGAACAGCAGCATCAGCTTCAGCTTTTCGTTTATCAAACTCATCTTTACTAATTTCTACGTTGTTGTGGATATACTTACCATTTTCAACGCGAAATATATTTTCTGCTGGTGTGTCAGCCATTATCTAAACCCCGCGGTTTTCTTTGCTATATTTTTAGGTTGGGCTACAAACTGCTTTCCTGCTTTCTTCCCTACCCGCTTTGCCTTCGTCGTGGCGGCATACTCTGCTGGGCTTAGTGCCTTGATTGCCTTTTCCGGGAGATACCTCTCTCCGGTCTTTGACGATGGTTTTCCGCTTTTGGTTCGCCATTTCTGATCTCCCCAATTTTTAAGCGACTGTTGCGGGGCTTTCACGCTAGTCCCTGTACCCGCCGCCAGCAGCTTTGTACTTCTTAGCAACCAACTGCGCTTTACGCGCTGACCACTGCCCTGCACCTGTGCCATGCGTTGCTGCAGCTTTTACTTGGCTAACAATACGTTTGCGCAAGCTTGGTTTAGTGTAGTTACCGGCAGCATTAACCTTCCCACCCTCTTTGTATTGGGTGAAGTCAGTATCGTCCCTACGCTCTTTACGTTGGGGCTTAGGCATTTTGGATGGGCTGATTGCGCCCATCCCGCGTGAGGCCATCATTAGCAGTAGCCGCCGCTTTTTTTCATTGTGATCTGCTTGGCTTTAGTTTTGCCTTTAGAAGCAATACCGTCAGCCGACTTGTGACCAGCAGCCAAACCGCCTGAAGCCATCTTTTTCATAGCCACGCCACCTTTGTTCATTGTCATCTTGTCTTTCTTACCAGCTGCTTCTTTTTTCTTCATCATTGCTATAAAACCGGGATTCATTTTCGAAGCCATGTCGCCACCTTGTTTAAAAGATTTACCTTTGTCCGCCGCAGCGAACTCCTTACCCACAGATTGCTTAACTCCAACTTTTTTTGCAAAGGAAGGGTTGTGGGCAACCGCTTCCATAAAGTTATGCTGCTTTTTGCTAGTGCTAGGCATTACTTGCCTCGAATAAATCTTTGAACAGTTTCAGTTTCGTATATACGAATCCCTGTCCAGATAATTGTAAACAACGCCGCTATTGCCGGAAGTACATCCATCAAAGTACCAAGAACGGTCATAACAGATAAAGCGTCTACAGCAGTTTTAGTAGCTTCTTGAGGATTAATCATGTCAGCACTTCCATGCACGTAGTGATTTGTTAATACGGCTGTTAGGATCGTTCGCGGTTTTGGCTGAAGTGAGCTTCTTTTTCATCCCTTTCATACGCGCACAGAAGGAGTCCCGTCTTGAACCGCCTTCCGGTTGGGGGGCTTTTAACCCCGGCTTCCCCGGATTGGCTGCGTTGTAAGAGGCTCGGCCTTTGGCGTTCAGACCGCCCTTCTCGGACTTTCCTTCTTTCCTCTGCCATGCTGGTGACTTAGCCATAGTAAACCGTCAAATGCGCATTTGCTGGTAATGATACGTACACACCGGTATTAAACTTAATACCTTCGCCGGGCAGTGCTAATGAATCAAGTGCTAGGTTTGTAGATATATTGAGTATTAGACGCTTTGTGCCACTAGCCGCACTAGCGTTGTCGTAAAACTCAATTTCTCCCGCTGTACCGCCTGAAGAAACTGAATACCCTTTTACTCTAGTTGGGCCAGCAAAAACAACACCGCTGGCCTCCAAATGAGTCATCTTAACGTCTGTTTGCATCATGGTGATGCCCCCCTAATTAGTTTTGAGTCGAAGTAGGGTTAGCGTTGCCGTTAGAGTCACGAACAATGTATTCAACCGTAACAGTAATCGTGCCAGCAGTAGCATCAGCCGTAGCTGCGGTAAATGTGCCGTAAACAAGCGCATCAGTTGTACCGATGCTGTCGTAAACGCCTGAAGTAGCCGCAGCAATAGTAGCTGGAGAAGTCTGAACCGCCGAAGTGCCAGTGTTAACCGAAGCCATGTACAGGTTAGCTGTGCCGCTGCTACCAATAGTAACGCCGCAGTTAGTCGCGCCGGTCAAAGCTACGTTAACTTCAAGACCAAAACGAACGATCTTAGCGCCGGCAGGGAGCACAAACATCAGTTGTGCTGTTGGGCTTGCTAAAATAACAGAAGCGGGGGCTGTGTAAGTCTGGGCAACGATAGTTGCGCCCATATTACGAATTGAGCCGGCAGTAGTGCCAGTGGTGTTCTTAACGGTGCCCAAGAGCCAAGGGCCAAGGTGAGTAGCGAAACCCATAATATATTGTCCTCACATGCGAGTTAAGTACGCCAATTTGCATGTAACTAGCCGGGGCTATTTGGCATACCGGTATTCCCGGAATAGTGGTGTTATAACACAGCCGTAAAAAAGCGCAAGTACAATTTGTGCATTATGCCTATCAAAGACAAAGAAAAACGCAACGCTACAAACAGGGCGTCCTATCACCGAAATAAAGAAAAACGACAAAAGAGAAACCGAGAAAATAAAGCTTCCGCTAAAGAAAAATGGAAAGCGTTTAAAAGTACACTTGCGTGTGTACAGTGTGGACAAAACCACCCTGCTACTCTAGACTTCCACCATATTGAAAGGCACCCTTCCAATCGTAAGGTTAACAAATTGTTAACTAATAAAGCTTATTTACAAGCGATGGAAGAAACAAAAAAGTGCATGGTGTTATGTAGTAATTGCCACCGTATACATCACCACAACGAACGACTAGAAAAGAAAAAGAGGGCCGAAGCCCTCTTAAATTACCAAGACGCTGAATCGTCTTCTTCCTCATCCAAGCCGTCGTACTCAATCCACTCATCTGACTCTTCGTCATAGTAGTAAACGACATCATCTTCTTCGTCCAAATACCAAACGGTGCCGTCTTCATCAATTTCGGCCCAATCACCCAAGTCTTCGTCGAAGTACAACCAAACGTCCATGTCTTCGTCGTAGAACCAAATAATGCCGTCGTCATCAACGTCAAACTCAGCATCATGTTCTTCGTCAACCAACTCTAAGTCCAACGCGTCAAGCAAATCGTCCATATCGAACGCAAAAGTAATTGTTGCAATCATGGTAATCTCCGTAATTAAAAAAGCAACCCCCCACAGGGTGCAAAATCATCCTACACCACGATTATGACAAATCAAAAACAGCGTTACATGCGCTCTAGTGACTCATAAGCAAACAGTTTGTGCTTTAGTTTTCGTATCTCTTCATCACGTTCGTTTATTTTTTTCTGCAAACTTTCGCTTAACGCATAAACTTCTGCGATTTTTTCAAACCGTTGCTTATGATCGGCAATCATCATGTTGTACAAACGCTCTGATGCTTCAATTTGTTTTTGCATAAAATCGTGCATAAGTACCTACCTTTGCATAAAAATAGTAATGAAATTTACTGCGCAGTAAAAAAGGGGAGCCGAAGCTCCCCCGTTTACATACCCGATTATACCCAATTAGGCTGCGCCGGGCGAACCGTACATACCAAGCGGATCGGAGAAACCGAACGAATAACGCTCACGCGCTTTGTAGCGCACGTTACCTGTATCAAAGTCACCGTCCATCGACTGCGACAATGGTGCGCGAATGAAGTGCTTCATGCCGTTTGGAACGTCAGTGGTCAAGAACCATGCGTTTGTGTCGGTCAAGAAGTGGTTGATCGCATAGCCTTCAGGGATCGAACCGTTGTTCTTCAATGCGTTGATGTCGTTATCGGTAGTGCCAACACGCAGGCTGGTTTCCAACAGACGCGTTGCAACGAATTGCAAGCTTGGTGGAATAATCAGTTTACGTGGGCGAGCAGCGATCAGCAGACCACGTTCGTCAGTCCATGCAGCGATTTGAATAACAGCGTTTTCCAACGAAGTTTCGTTCAAGTCAGCAGGGGTTGAAGGCGAGTTGCTGTTGGTGCCACCAGAGATCAGTGGGTGTGCAGTTGAGAACAAAGCAACACCATCGCCACCGGGGTAGGACGCTGAAAAGCCGTTGTTCAAAATTGCAGCCGCTTTAACTTGCTTGGTATAAGCCATCGAACGAGCCAGAGCCTTGGTATAACGTGACGACAGTGAGTCGTACAGGTTATCTTCAATCGCTTCTTCAGTGATTGAAAAGCCTTGGGCAATCGTTTCGTGGTTATATCGAGCAGTCCAAGCTTCTTGTGCGTTGTCATAACGAATTGCACTACCTTCGTTTTTGACCGCCGCTGCATTGAAACCTGAAAGTTTAGTTTCTTCTTCAAAAGAACGCTCAGAGGTTTCAGTTTCGTAAATCTCTTTGTGTTCTTCGCCGTAACGAGCGTACTCCAGACCGAACAAAGCGTTCAAGCCGGGGAGCAGCTCTTTCAATAGTTGTGCGCGTGAAATAGCCATTATTTAAGCTCCTTATGCTATGTTATAGCGATGTGCACCGAAGTTAGTCTTAACAAGCACCTCGGGTGTTTGTACCAAAGCAACTGTACCTGCAACCTGCGTTGCAACAGCAGAAACAGTTAAAGTTGTGCTTCCGGTTGTCGTAACAGTTGCCGCGGCGCTTAATGTTGCACCGGTATACTGTAGTTGACCGTTAACCAAGTTAAACAAATCTGTGCCGATAGGCAGTACTTGACCAACAGTTAAACCAGAAAGAGCAACCGAAGTTGCTGCTGGAGCGCCACCAGATACGTATGTTGCCGATGTGCTGATTTGCGTATCTGGAACCAAGCTCAGAACACGGAAGCCAGCAGTAGACGCGGCGGCGGCAGATGCAGCAACAACACCACCTGTACCATTACCGGTAGAAGCGGAGCCAGTAGTAGTTGTACCAACCATGTTGGAACCAACCAGCAATGACGAAGCCGAACCAATAACACCAGATGAAGCTGAAGTAGCTACAGCAGCTTTAATCACGATGTCCGGATCGTCCGCAACGATTGCAGTGATATCACCAGCTGTAACATTGCCGGGATAGTACTGCGAGAACTGACGTTGTTTTGTCGTTGGGTTTGTGTAGTAACAGCCCATAAACACGCCAACAGTAGTGTTGGTAGAGTTCACAGGATATGTAGTCAGCGTAGCGTAGCCAGCTGT